CATCGTTCCCGGCTCCCAGGGTTCCTATCCCATCGACGCGTGCCCCTGGATTCCCCTGCGGATTCCCGAGGAAGACGGCGAGGACTACGGCGCCGGCCTGATCTACGACTACTACGGCGACTTCGATGCACTGGAGAAGCTGAGCAAGGCCATCCTCAAGGGTGCCGCAGCAGCCGCCAAGGTTCTGTGGGCACTGGATGAGAACGCCACGATCCGACCAACTGCAATCACGCAGGCCGAGTCAGGTGACGTGTTGCGCTTCAAGGCCGAGCAGCTCAAGGCTGTTTCGCAGGAGAAGTTCGGCGACTTCAACTTCGTGGGTCAGCACATCGACAAGCTGATTACCCGATTGGAGATGGCGTTCGGCGTTCGCACCTCGATTCAGCGCAGCGGCGAGCGAGTCACTGCTGAGGAAATCCGCTACCTGGCCCAAGAGCTGGAAGACACCCTCGGCGGCATCTATTCGATCCTCGCGGAAGACCTTTTGCTCCCGCTGGTTCGCCGGATCATGGATCGCCTCACACGCGCCCATCGACTCCCCGATCTGCCCCCTGGTCTCATCAAGCCCCGCATCGTTGTCGGCGTCGCCGCACTCGGCCGTGGGCAGGACATGCAGAAGCTCATCGAATGGGCACAAGCAGCTCAGCAGGCTCTCACACCGCAAGTGTTCGCACAGCGTGTGAACCCCGGCGAGCTGATGGCCCGTATGGGCGCTGCATCCGATCTGACCATGAAGGGCCTCATCAAGACTGACGAGCAGCTCCAGCAGGAACAGCAGACCGACACCATGCACCAGGCCGCCATTCGTGCAGCCCCAACCATCGCAGGTGCCGCTATGGCACCACCAGGAGATATGAGTGGCCAACAGTAATCCAGTGACCGACACGCCGGCTGATCCGGCAAAGACCAAGCCGGTCACCCCGACTCCCGTGAAGACCCCGAAGGACACAGTGAAGGCCGAGGCCGATCCACTGGAGAAGTACAAGTCCGTCGTCAACGGTCTCACCATCTACAACTTCAACCACTGAGCCTTATGACCGAAAAGTCCGAGATCACAATGAACACCACCGAGGCTTCGGCCGCTGCCGCTGCTGCCACTACGGAAGCCGCTGCTGCAACCGAGGTCACCTATGGTGGCTTCAAGACCGTCGAGGAGCTGGTCGCCGCTCACGCCGAACTGACTGCCAAGCAGACGACGACGCCAACGGCTGAAGAAGCTGCCGCTGCCGCTGCGGAAACCAAGCCGGCCCTGGAGATTCCAGCGGGCGACGAAGGTGCTCAGAAGGTTGTCGAGAATGCCGGCCTGGATTGGGCGGGCCTCAACACCGAGTACGCCGAGAAGGGCAAGCTGTCTGACGAGACCTATGCCTCGCTGGAAAAGGCTGGCATCCCGAAGGCCGAGGTGGACACCTACATCCGTGGCAAGCAGGCGGAAGTCGATGCATACGATGCGGCTGTCTATGGCACCGCTGGTGGCAACGAAGCGTACCTTGGTCTGATCGAGTGGGCGAAGGGCAACCTCGCCGAAGCCGAGAAGATCGAGTTCAACTCCGCCGTCACGTCCGGCAATCCCGCACGAGCAAAGATGGCCGTCGAGGCCCTCGCTGCACGTCACGCTGCGAAGCGCGGTGCCCCTCCGGGTTCCCTGCTGAATGGCAAGAAGTCCCCCACGGGTGCTGCGCCGTTCAAGTCGCAGATCGAAGTGACCGCAGCGATGCGCTCGCCTCAGTACAAGAACGACCCGGCATTCCGTGCCGAAGTCGCGGAGCGGCTGCGCCTCTCCGAGTTCTAAACCACAACCCCGCACGCCTCTGCCCCCGATGAAATAGGCGGGGTCAAGCGCAAATAGCGGGGTATTCAACTTCTCTCACGTAAGGAAATCACAAGAACAAAATGGCAAACGCTGTACCGAATCGTCTTGGTCAAGTCCAGAACACTGGTGATGACAAGGCGCTGTTCCTCAAGCAGTACGCGGGTGAAGTTCTGGCCTCGTTCGTTGAGGAGTACAAGCTGGCGGGCAAGGTCACCGAGCGCAACATCTCGCACGGCAAGTCGGCCTCGTTCCCGGCCATCGGCACCATCGGCTCCGAGTACCACGTACCGGGCACCGAGATCACGGGCCTGAATGTCCAGCACAACGAAGTGATCCTGAACCTCGATCCCATGCTGATCTCGCATGTGTTCATTCCGAACATCGACGAGGCGATGAACCACTACGATGTGCGTAGCGAGTACACGAAGCAGCAGGGTCTCGAACTGGCAAAGCAGCGCCAGCTCAACGAAATCCGTTGCGCAATCCTGGCAGCTCGCCAGACCGAAGGCCCGGTGGATGGTCAGCCGGGTGGCCTGATCGTCAAGGCTGCGACGATGGGCACCGACGCATCGCTGGTCGCTGCGGCGATCCGTCAGATTCGTCAGAACTTCGACGAGAAGAACGTTCCCGATGAGGACGTTGTTGCCGTGCTGAAGCCCGCCATGTGGTACTTGCTGACCCAGGTGAAAGACCTGGTGGATCGTGACTTCAACCCGACGGAAGGCGCAAGTCTCTCGCAGGCTGTCATCCAGTCCATCGCCCGCATCCCGTTGCTGAAGACCAACTTCTTCCCGAACGCAGACGACACCGCGAACGCGAAGGTCGTTGCCAGCCGTCGTGCGGACTACAGCAAGTCGGTTGCTTCTGTGTTCCACAAGAGCGCGGTCGGCACGCTGAAGCTGCTGGACTTGGCACTGGAAGACACCTATGACGCACGTCGTCAGGGCACCCTGATGCTGAGCAAGTTCGCCCTGGGCCACGGCCCTCTGCGTGCTGCCGGCGCTGCGGAAATTGCCATCGGCGCGTAAGCGTCACCCCTCAACCCGTCACGACCTTAACCGGCGTGGCGGGTTTTTTTTGCCTGGAGACTTATGCAACTCACTGCAACCACGGAGCTTGAGGCTGTCAACCAACTGCTGAAGGCAGTGGGCGAGACTCCCGTCAACACGCTCGACAACATGGGCTTCACCGATGCCTCGATTGCGCGCGACACGCTGCGCACGAAGGCACGAGAGATTCAGTCACGCGGCTGGTACTTCAACCGCGACTACGACTACTACTTCACCCCGGCCTCTGACGGTCAGGTTGTGTTACCACAGAACGTCATCTCGCTGCGCCCATCGACGGCAGAGTCACGCCGTATCGTCCCGCGCGGCGGCAAGCTATACAACGCAGACGACAGCACCTACGTGTTCGACGCCGACAACGGCCCGGTCGCTGAGGTGGTCTGGATGTTCGACTTCGAGACGCTGCCCGAGTCGGCGCGTCGCTACATCACCGTGAAAGCGGCCACGCAGTTCCAGGCGCAGTTCCAGGGCAGCGAGCAGTCCTACGGGTTCACCCAGGACGACGAGCGGTTCGCACTGGCAGTCCTCGCCGACGAGGAGCGGGCCTACGAGCCGAAGGGCAACATGTTCAACGATGCGGCCGAAGTGTCCGAAGTCTGGACTCGCTCGTAATGCCATTGGTCTCTGGAACTATCCCGTCGATGATTGGCGGGGTCTCCCAGCAGGACGCATCTGTGCGCCTGATGTCGCAGATCGAAGCGGCAATGAATTGCGATCTCTCCCCTGCACGCGGTGCTGGCCCACGGCCGCCCGCGCAGTTCGTGAACGTGCTTGGCTTCGACATCCCGGACAACGCGTTCTTCCACAGCATCATCCGCGACTCTCGCGAGCGTTACATCGTCGCCATCTATCCTGGCAAGGTTCGTGTGTTCAACCACGAGACCGGCAAGGAGTACGTGGTCATCGTTGACCAGGCGTCCCTGTCGTACCTCACGACCCAGCAGAACCCTTGGGAGTCCCTTCGAGCCGTCACGGTCGATGACTACACCTTCATCGTCAACCGCGATGTCCGTGTGGCCCTGGCCGACACGTTGACCCCTGGCAGTGTCACGGGTTCCGTGCAGACCTTTGAAGACCTCCCGAAGATCACCGATCACTACGACCGCATCGGCGTCATCTACGAAGTCCGTGGTGACTCTCAGAACTCCTTCGACAACTACTTCGTGCAGATGGAGTCCACGATGGTATGGCGAGAGGTGCCCTGTCCGGGACAGATGGGAACGCTCGACAAGGCCACGATGCCTCACGGTCTCAAGCGAGTCCCTGACTCCATCAACCCGGACGGCTTCTACTTCACCTACGGCCCGGTCGAATACGACACGCGCTATGCGGGTGACGACAAGTCCAGCCCTGCCCCGTCCATCGTCGGGCAACGCCTGGGTGACGTGTTCTTCCATCGGGATCGTCTAGGTCTCGTGGCGAGCGCCGGCGATGTCGTGATGTCCGAGATCGGGCACTACTTCAACTTCTGGCGCACCACGGTCACCTCGCTGCTGGACTCCGACGTGATCGACGTGAACGCACCCACGGAGGGTGTGGCGGAGATGCTGCATGTCTGTGCCTATCAGAAGGCGCTGATGATCTTCGCGTCCGGCAAGACCTCGATGTTCCAGCTCACCGGCACGCCGACGCTAACACCGAAGACGGTGAAGATCGACCCGGTGACCACCTACCAAGTGTCGCCGACGATCAAGCCCCTGCTGGCAGCGAGCAGCCTGTTCTTCGTGGACGACAACGCCGCGAAGCCCTGGAGCACCGTGCGGGAATACTTCGTCTCCGACGACACAGTGACGCCCGAGGCGGCGAACATCACCGCTCACGTTCCGTCCTACGTCCCCGGCAAGACCCGATGCATGGAAGCGGCCAGCGATGCCGACATGCTGTTCCTCGCGCACCAGTCGCCCACAGGGCCGCAGGTGTTCGTCCACCAGTACAAGTGGCAGGGTGATGAGAAGCAGCAGTCCGCATGGCACCCGTGGACTCTCGTGGGCACCGGAGCGGTTCTGCACATGCACTCCATCGGCACCATGCTCTACCTCGTGACCAAGGCACCGGGCGGCGGTGTGGAGCTGCTGACGATGGACTTGAGTACGTCCCCGACGTACCCGCCGATCTCCAGCACCTTCGACATCCATCTCGACCGGCGTCAGACGGCGCAGCCTGTGTATCAGGCGTTCGGTAACTACACCGACATCACCGTCCCTCTCGTCCTTCCGACCCTCACGGCCCTCACCGTCCTCAAGACGACTGACTGGCCTTCACCGGGCACGTACCTCGACCTTCGCAGTGCAACGCTGGTGAATGGTGGGCAGACGATCCGTCTCCCTGGTCGAGTGGACACTGGACGTGTCGTCGTGGGCTACCGCTACAACCGAAGCATCACGCTGAGCCAGCAGTTCACGCGGGATCAGAACAACGTGGCGAAGCTCATCGGCCGTTTGCAGATCAAGCGGATGACCGTGCGGTTCAACGACGCTGCGTACTTCAAGACCCAAGTGACCCCCAAGGGTCGCAGCACGGCCACCGATTCAATGGTGCCGCAACTGGAGAGCACGTTCGCCGGCCGTTCCGCTGGTGACGCTGCGTTCCTCACGAACACCCCGCAGGTTCAATCGGGCACCTACAGCTTCCTCGTGGCCTCGCGCTCCGACCAAGTGAACGTGTCCTTCGTCACCGACTCGCCCTACCCCGCCTGGTTCCAATCCGTGCAGTGGGAGGGCCTATACACCAGCAAGGTACAGCAATGATCCTGACGATCCACGCGCCCACACCCGAGGCGCTCAAGCAGATAGCCGAACGTATGTGCGCGGAGGATCGTGCCGAGATCGAAGCAAGCCGTGGTGGTGATCCCCTGGATGTCCTGACGGAATCCGTGGGGGCCAGTAGAGAGTCATACGTCGCATGGTGGGACGGCAAGCCGCAGGCAATCTTCGGTGTTGCCGACTTCACCTACGACACAGATCACGGCGTTCCCTGGATGCTCTCCACGGGAGCGCCGCCTGCGCGTGTCGCACGCCAGTTTATCGCTGCATCCCGGAAGTACGTGGCCGCATGGCTACCGATGTACCTCCGCCTTTTCAACATGGTCGATCTGCGGCACCTCCGCGCTCAGCGGTGGCTGCTGTCTCTCGGCTTCCACGCCGCACGGGTGCATGACATCCACGGCTATCCCTTTATCGAGTTCGAGGCTTCACCCAACTAAAATGTGCTACGTCGCCATTCCGTACATCGTCATGGCCGTTGCCGCAATCGGCACCGCCGCCTATGCCGCTAACCAATCGAAAATCGCTACCGAGCGACAGATGAAGTTTCAGCAGGAGCAGACCGATCAGGGTGCTCAGGCTCAAACTGACGACCGCCTCAAAGCGGCTCGTGAACAGCGCGCAGCAGCGCGTGCAGCAGCGGCAGAGTCGGGTGCATCCGGTAACTCCACCGACGCGATCATGAACGACATCATGATGCAGTCAGGCCGTGACGTGTCTCGCATCGAGAAGAACCGCGAGAACGGCCAGCTCGAAACATCGCAGCAGGCGCGCAGCCGCTATTCCGAAATCAACGGTCAGCTCATCTCAAGTGTGGGCAGCTCCGCCGCCAGTGCCTACTCGGGCTACAGCGCGAAGACTGCTACCCCGACCATCCCGATCAACGCCCAACCCACCAAGACCTAACCCATGAGGAACCTACATGCCTCGCTTTGAAGCACAACGCGTCACCTCGCGACCGGCCGTAGATTCCTCGCAATCCGCGAACATCGCCCTACCCGTACAGGCTGACTTGAACGCTGTACGTGGTCAGGGCAGCGCGATGTGGGCAGTCAGCTCCGCTCTCAGCGGTGTACTGGCCGACAAGTCGCAGAAGGATCAGCGCCTAGCTGCACAGCGCCAAGCCCAAGCCGACGACGATGCACGTCAGTCCGAAAGCAAACTCGGTGCGGCGAAAGCAGCAGACCATGAGATCAATGGCGTAGATCAGCACGAGTGGCTCGAACACGCCAGCAAGATCGCCAAGCAGAGCTACGAGGAAACGGACGGCATCAACGCTGTCAGCAAGTTCCAGTCGCAGCTTCAGGAACCGCTGGCAAAGCTCGAACCAGGTGCGGACATCGACGGGTTCGTGAAGCAGCACGCTGAGCAGTTTATTGCCGACAACGGGCTGAAGGATGGAGCACGCGATACCTTCATGGTGGGCCTCGCTAAGTCGCAGGACGACATTAAGCAGGCGTACCTCAAGCAGTCGATCAAAGAGTCGCTGAAGCGCGAGGAGGACGGTGCGTCCGCCCTGCTGGTCGATGGTCTGACCAAGGGCAACATGGCGACCCCCGAGGGTTACGCTCAGTGGCGCGCTTACAACGCCAGCAAGGGTATGTCCGACGACGAGATGGACAACATCGCGGTGAGCGCGGTGAAGGCATCCCTCGCGTCCGGCGACATCGACATCGCCAAGGGCATGTCCATCCTGCAGACCTCGACCGGAAACGGTCGGCCCGTGCTGGCTGACATCCCGGAACACAAAGAAGAACTGCAGCTCGCCGCCAAGCGCGGGCAGGCTGTGCAGGACGACCGTGCGAAGGCCGCGCGCTATGACCAGGAAGTGCAGGACACCGTGCAGGTGGACGCGCTGGCCCAAAAGGGAATCCTGGGGAACGCACGGGCGCTCGCATGGGGCAAGGCGAACGACAAGTCAGCCGCCGAGGTCGCTGCCAAGATCAACTCGTCCCGTGAGGCGCGAGAGCGACTCTCCGACAAGCTGGCGAAGGAACAGCGCGCTCGCGATGGGATGATCCTGTGGAACAACCACGATCCTCTCAGCGAGAATCGGGCGGGCTTCTCCGCCGACGAGATCGGCAAAGCGGGTGACGCCACCTTCACCGCCGCTCTGCAGGCCGGTGATCCGAGTCAGGTTGCTGCTGTCGTGGATCACGCCATGCGCAGCGGTGCGCCCATCCCGGCCCTCAAGGGAATCCTGTCGAGCACCCTCGATCCCAGCAATCCCCAGCAGGCCACGCAGTACGCGCAGCTTGTGGATCGCATGTTCAGCAT